GTCAGCGCCAAGAGCCACTCAACTACTTTCTCCAGCAGAGTAATGTGCTGTTAATCTGGAGAAGAGGCGATTTAGAACTTCTTTTTGTCCTTGCCCTTACGGGGCGGAACAGCCTCCTCTGAAAGAACTTCAAGGAGGGGAACGGGTTTCGCTGTTTGAGGAAACGAAGCCCAGTTTGTCATGGCCTGGCGAGATCCAATCTTGCGGCTGACGACGGCTGAAGCCGGGACATCCGAGAGAGCATCCGCCTGAAACCAGGACGGGGGGCAGTACAGCCCGTAGAGACCGAAGTCATCTCCAACGGCTGCATAGAGGAAACCATTAGTCTGGGTGATCGACCAGGTCGTCGACCACTCAGAACCACTGGGGACCCTTTCAATAAGGGGAAAGTACGACGTGGTAGAGTCGGGATTCATGAGAGCTGCAGCAACAGGCCAGTACGGCATGGGGATGCACGGATACCAGTCTATCCCAACTTGAACTGCTTGGGTCGCCCTTGCGTAGGGAAACCCAGAGTTATTGGCCAATTCAAGGCCATAGACCGACGCGAAGCAGGTATTGGAACCTGAAGCAATCCTCTGAAGACGAAAAGAGCCTCGGGCCCAGACGAAAACGGAACAGAAATACACGTAGCCATTACTCGAACCTCCAGAACTAAAGTTCCAGGTAGACGAGAAAGGAGCAGTGATATCCGGAGTGTTCGTGATGGGCTCCATCCGCTTGCAGAGGTCAACGACGCTCTTGTTTCTTTCCGGGTTGATTAGTCCTTCCTCAGAAAACCCAACAGAAGGGGCAATGGGAGCAAAGGGCTTTCTGAAATCTTGCCACACGTCACCAGACTGGGAATCCAACGCCTCAGGAGTACGAGTTACAACAACCCTCTGAGCCCACATTCCAACACCTTCATAGAACTGGAGTCTGTAGTCGCTTGCAGCGGCCACATAGACAACTCCAGTAACATTGACAGGTAGAGTAGAATCAGGGGAAGAGAGGTCGTTCACAACGTAGAGAGCGAGAGTTCCGTTCGAGGTCCCATAGGTCAAGGCGGTGGTTGTACCACCAAGATATATGTCCTCCAGGTCAGTAGAGGTCACTTGAAGAGGTGATTTCGGATACACAGAACGGTACCCGACATAAGAAAGCCACGGAACAACAAGGTCCACAACCGTATCTCCAGTGACATCAAAGACCCTCGAGTAGAGATTTCCGACGTCTGAGGCGAGAAGCGTGGCGGGGGGAATTGAAGCAAAGCCCTTGTCGGCAGGAAACCAGACCAGGCGAAGACGGCACGTAGTGAAACGGGGGCTGAAGAAGCGAAATTGATACCTCATAGAGCCGCGCCAGTTCTTGTAGGGAGCTGACACGAACTGCAAGTAGGTAGGAACAAGCTGCTGGCCTCCAACTGCTGAGATCTCATTGACAGTGTAGCACGGATGAACGTACCACTTATCAACAAGATCCCCAGCAGAGTGAGTGCTGCCAACGATGGAGAACAGTCCTAAGCAGGCTGGCGTAGCAGCCACCTGCAAAACAGACATATTTCCACCTTCGTAGACTTCAGTATCCGGGAGCTTGGCGTCCTTGTACGTCATCATCTTGTAGAGCTGTTCGGCCCCGTCAGCGTTAGGCCAGCACATATTGTTCATGTACCGGACGTTCATTTCTAGGGTCGGAATTGAGGGCTTGTCAAGAAGATTCAGGAAAGAGAACGCAGTCTCCTCTAGGCTCTCCAAATTAATGGAATGCTTAGGACCTCCGGTGACAGACTTTGCGAGGATAGAGACGCCTTTCAAGGCCTTCTCCAATGCCTCCTTGTCGTCACCAGACTCGGCCTGGGAGTCGAGGGGCTCAGCAGGCGGGAAGGCGTCCACGTCTAGACACGGGCCTTGGACCTCGGGGTCAACAAAGCTTGCGAAGACAGAAATGGAACCTGGGGTGACAGTAGTGCCAAGCATGGACAAGGGCTGAACAACATCGAGATGAACTCGCTGCATAAGGCCAATGAGGGGCTGGTCATTGTAGTCTGGGGGGGCAGAATAGGAGCCTCCTAGGACGGAAGTGACAGGGAGCCACTGCCAGGGAAGGGTCCAGGGGAGAACAGTTTCGAAAACGGGCGAAGCCATAGCGGTCAAGAACTTAGGGCGGTTGTTAAGCCGCTGCTGAAAGTAACCGTCATGAGGCCACACACCATAGTTGGCTTGTCCTTCAACGTGAGAAAGAAGGATAGCACCATAGTGAAATGACGTCAGGTTCATGCGAATCTCGATCTTGACTCCTCGGGCACGAAAGTAAGTAAACCACTTAATCTTTTCCGCAATTTGAGGGATCTCAAAAAGCAGAGCAGGAAAGTTCAGCTCAGAAATGGCTGTGCCGCTTACAGCAGCATCAGTCCAATTGTAATTCTGAATCTCATAGGGGCGGGAAAGAGCCTCCTTGAGACCTTGAGCAGGAAGAGTAGACCCGGCGTCGTAATAGGACATAGGCGCAGGGGCAGGCTGCTCGGCTGAAACATCCATAGTCTGATCAGTGGTAGTTTGTGTCTGAACTCTGTTTGTAACGGGGTTCAGTTGGAGCTGGCGAAGCTCTCCAGACTGGGAGTCTAGAGGCTCAGACACCCGAGAGGGAACAATCTCGGCGCCAAATTTTGTCAGACGCTGTAGGAACTCAGCGATGGAGGATGATGGGCTTATTTCAAAGCTCATCTCGACATCTCCACAAATAGTACGGATCGGTTTGGGCGGCTGCACTGAAACTTCAGTGGGCAAGAGATTACAGGTTCTCCATTCACCAAGATTGGCTAGCACCACTTGCATGTCCACAGGGAATCCTTTGTTTATAAGGAGGCGAACGCCCTGCTCTAGGGGATTTATGGTCCCCTCCTCCTTTGAACTCTCCACGCTGGACGGCGCGAATTGGGACAGTGAATCGCTGTCATCCCCATGTGGAGAGAGTCTCTCTTGGATCGGGCGAAGTAGTCGCTCGGCCCTCAAGACGCTAGGCTGGTCACCTGTAATAGATATCCACCACTCATCGTAGGTCAGAGTGATAGGAGGGCAACCAGCTTTTGCGAGGCCAGCAGAAAAAACTGCGAACATCTCATCGAACTTGCTTCTACCATAGAACGCAAACTCTCGAAGAGACGCCACACAGTTATCCGTTGTCATTTGTTTCGAGTTCGAGGACTTATTAATCCAATGAGCAATTTCCAAGCATTGACGCTCGGAGAAGGCCCCAAACATGAAACCCCCCAGCATAACTCTCTTCCTCTTCAGGAAAAGGGCTTCACCTGGGGATGGCCAATTGGCAACGGAGGCGTCCTTATCGTGAGAAGGCGTAAAAGTCATATTAAACAACTCTTTGCCTTTCTGCGTGTAGGACAAGTTGGTTACATACTGCGCAGCTTCGTTAGAAACGTAAATGCGGGAGTCATCACCATAGAACTTCATTCTGAAATTCTTGGCAACATATGCATCCAAATCGCCCTTAACACGATGGTCGCGGAGGACAGACCTGATAATCATTGTAGACACAATTTCGTTAATAACGACATTGATCTCAGTGGTGAAAATCGAACCAGAAGAGATACCGTCTCGCGAGATCCACATGCACAACAAGGCGTGCAGGTGATAGTAGACGGTGTGCCAAAGAAAGTCGGACCTCAACCAGTTGAGACCATCAGCAATATGGTGTAGGTGCCACGAGAGAATCTCGATAATAGCATAAAGAACAACAACTCGAAGGATAGAAATATCCCATCCTGAGCCGTCAAGAGCTATGAGATTAGGAAACTCGCCAGACACCTCCATCATATGCCAGTGGAGGGAATAAGGATTAAATCCGACCATAGAAGGCCCCAAAGGGCACTCCCTTCGACGGGCATCAAGCCAGGAGGAAAATATTGACCGCTGGACAATCTGATCGTTCATACGAACAGCATCAGTTAGGCGGTTTTCATATTTCTTCTTAGTGAGACGCTCGCTCTTTTGAAAAGATTGGGAGGGGCGAAAGCCTAGACCAGCTGAAGCATCATGGATTAAATCCACGTTGCGTCGAACCAGCTCGTCATTGGCTGTGCGGGTAGACTCGGGAGAATCCCGGCTTAGGAAGGGGAACTTACCAGAAATTCCTTCAAATCCATAGCCAGGACCAGAAGCCTGCCGGATTGGAGCAATGTACATATCAGGGACACCATCAATTGACTCTTGAAGAGACAAAATAGATGTCCGGTAGGGAGCGGGCCACCTCGTCCAGAGGTGACCCATCTCAGACTTAATAAAGTCGAGAGAAAGATAGGGTTTCTCACGCCTCCACTTACTTAGACCATAGCGGACACCAGTAAAATCACGGGTGCACACGGTCGGGGTAGTGTAGGGCAAAGAAATAAGATCAGACAGATAATCAGAAATCAAGGAGGGAACAATATTGTTCTTCTCAGACTGAAAGGGCGGGAGGGCCGGGCAACCGTGGAAACGGATGCTCTGGGCTTCAGAGAACGCCTTTTCAAAAGTCTTCACAGAAGAGAAATCGTCCCCCTCAAGAAACTGACTTTCGAGGTCCTCAGAAGAGGACCCTAGAAGGGAAATCATGTCCTCTTTAGAGAACACGGTGAGGAAAACTTTCTGAAGCTTTCCCTTAGTAGGTGTGGAACCAAAATGAAGACCGGCTAAACGACCTGTCCTTAAGGTGGGATCTTGAAAGAAGAAGACTCCGGCACAATCGCCAGAGACAGCGTCTCCAGACCCTATCAAATGGGCAGCCGAATAGTAAACACGGTCGTTGGACTTGGGGGCAGTAGCCCACTCAATGTCCTTAATGGCACGAATAAAAGGAAGACACGCATTCCCCTGCTTGGAGAAAGTCAGGAGGAAACATGGTGTGTTCTTCTCAACACACAGCTCAATCTCATCGAAAGACAAGAAAGCTTTAGTCTTGTTCTTCACAATGAAGAACGGATGTTTCAGAAACGTGGTGTCGCCACCAGGAATATGGGCATACTCTATAAGTTCAGAGTGATGGAAAGTTGAAGTGGAGTTGTTAGGTAAAGTCACTGTGACAGTACAGTTAAACTCTTTTGCTTCATTCCAAATGTGCCCACAAACCCAGGCGACACCCATTCCAAGACAGCAGATGTTAGCGGATTTCCACTTACCATCTGGGCGGTTCACAGTAAAACGGCCAAAACTTGTCTTGACCAAGCCATTAATAACGGCCTGGCAATTGGGATCAGGGCTCGCGTCTTGCGACACAAGCGGGGCAGGAGCACCAGCAGCAGGAACGCCGCGGTGAACTATCGCTTTGGAAATAATCTTCTTCGATTTAGGGGGGGCTTTGCGCTCCGTCGCGTCATATTGGGACACAACAGGATCAGCGCGGCCACGCCACACAAAATACAGAAAACCGAAGATAATCAAAACCACAAGAACAACGATAGCTATACTCACCACTTTCTCTTTCTTTACATCATCAAAATAGGACAGAACAGAGACAAAGAAACCAGTAACAGTAACAAGAAGCGCCGGAACAAAAGCAATTAAGCTAATGGCCCAGAGCTGAACGAGAACAAAGCCACTTAGAAACGCACCAACAACGAACGGAAGAAGTTTGTGTAAAAACCCCTTAACGTTGCCAATGAATCCAGTAACCTTATAGAAGATGGATATACCTTCCAAGAAACCGTCCTGAGAGTCCAAAGGCTCAGGGGACAGGTCC